GAACATTACGAGGTACCTTCTGGCAAGAAGTGGATGACTCGCAAACAGCCGTTTGGGTAGAAGTTGACAAGGCTGCATAAAATCATTAAAAAAAGGTATTAGGAGATTAAATGGTAACGTATTCAACGGGTCTTAGAACAGAACTACAGGTAACAGGAGAAAATTCAGGTACATGGGGAACCATTACCAATAACAACTTTTCTCAGGTTTTTGAATTCGCCATTGCAGGCGTTTACGCCGTTCCAGCCATTACTACAGGCACATCTACTACTCTGTCGAATGCCGACGGACCCGATACCGCAGCCAATAACCAAGCAAGACAAAATCAATTAATTTTCACAGGAACCGTTTCCACGACTCATACTGTTCAATTTCCAGCAACACAAAAAACTTATGGAATTTATAACAATATCACTGGTGGAGCCGACATTTCGGCACGACTAGGCGCTTCAGGCAACACGCTTACCATTACAAACGGAAAATATCGTCTCGTTTCAACGGACGGTACTGACTGGTATGACATCTTATCTCTAGCTGGTTTGGATGAAACATGGGCCGTAACGGCCAATGTGACATTAACAGCAGGGCAGAATGTTTTAGCTAACACGCACGCTGCGGCGCGCACATATACTTTACCTGGTTCTCCAAGCGTGGGGGATCAAGTGAAGATTATTGATTTAGGAAACGCGGCGACTAATAATATTACAGTAGCAAGAAATTCGGAAAAGATTCAAGGTTCGGCCGCGGATATGACGATTTCTACTGACAGTGCGGCTATTGCATTGGTATACAGTACAAGTGACTATGGATGGAGATTAAAGTATAATGACTAATCTACAGGATTTTACAAATAGAAGTGAAGTAGGGGCGATCAAGCCTTGGGGCAAAGCGACAGCCCCTGTTGGTTATGTGTTATGTGACGGAACAGCTATTTCACGAACAACATATGCTGATCTCTTTGCTGTTATAAGTACAACTTATGGAGCTGGTGATAGTTCTACGACTTTCAATGTTCCCAATCTTCAAGGCAAGACACCTCAAGGATATGATGGTAATACTTACAATTTAGCTGGAACGGGAGGCGCGAACACCGTGACGGTGGCCGTGACGAACAACCAGGCGGCGACAAATGCAACTAACCAAGCTGTATCAGTGACGGGATCTATTTCCAATACTTCCATTACTACGGCTCAGCTCGCAAGTCACGGCCATACTTTTAGTTATGGACCAGACGTAGGTCCGCCTTATGTCGTTAGTACTGGAGGTGGTAATGTTGACAAGAACCAAACCAGTACTGGATTCACTGCTGGATCAGGAACAGGGCACACTCATGCTCATACTTTATCTGGTACATTGACAGGAAATATAACAACTTCTTTGACAGGAGCGGTGACTGCTGCGGGAAATAATGCTTTTTCACCTTACGTGGTGGTTAACTACATCATAAAACACTAGGGGTAAAAATGGCGACACAGATTGTAATATCAAATAATGACTTCATCAAAGTGGATGATTCATTTCATATTGATTGGGCTGATAAAGGCATTGCGATGGTTGCACTCCCTGATACGATTCATTGTGTCATTTGGAATGATCAACCGGGTCAGAATGAAATTCAAAATAAAGACGTCTCAACAGGGGATATGGCGGGCAATACTGACTTAAATGCCACTTCCGATGCTGTGGGATCAACAACTATAGCTGATCTTCTTACATGGGGAGAGACAAGAAAAGGACAAATTGAAACCGCTATTGATGCTTATTACGCCGCTGTAGCTGATGATGAAGCTAATGAAACCGCTAATGCTGCAGGGAAAACATGGGCGGACTACGACCCTCACTTTTAAACATTATTTAATTTTACCCAGTACTGTATACTAAAGCGTTGCTCTAAAAAAGGGGTGCTTTTCTCCTCATCAATGGTTATTTTTGTTATGGCATGTGGAATATAAGAGGGAAAAATACATAAAGAATTATGCCTATTTTCTATTTTAATTATTTTTTCATCGTTAAAGAGAAAATCCCCTCCTTTCATAGTGGGAGATTTACTGAGAACAAGATTAAAGGTGAATAGAGTGTCATTTCCCCTATCCCGATGCCAGTCATAATATCCTCCGTTTGAATAGGAAACTATGTGAATATGCCATTTGAAACGAGAGATAGGCAATAGATTGAATATCGTATTGTTTTTCATAGAATCAATGAAGAACATTACCCCGGGAGAAAAAAAACGTTCCTTGAGATTAAATATATGAGGGCATTTAGATTTTTTTTCTTCTTCCTCATCCTTTATTACGAGGCCTTTTCCCCCGCAATTTTTAATGGGAAGATTAGCCTTATTTCCGTCAGAATATTCCCAATTCTCTTCTTCAAATAATCCTCTTAAATTTAATAAATCCATATAAATAAAATCAATTTCTTTTTGAGGAAGAAAATCCTCGCAAGTTATAATGTTATTGGTTTTAAGATTAAAATTATGCATATTGTTAATGAAACCAAGTCACAACTGAGTGACGATCACCACTGGTGACAGGAGTCACTGAATGGGGAAAACAGAAATTGCTGGGAAAAACAACGGCATCACCTGTTTTTTTTGGAATAATATGTTCTCCGTTAAAAAAAGAAAAATCTCCTCCGTCGTAGTCATCATTTAAAATAAGAGAGCAACTTAACGTACGAGGCTGCAGATCAAAATGGTCTGTGTGCTCTTTATATTCTCCTTCTTCCATTCCCTTGTACCAGAGATGTTGATACCCCGTGTCTTCACAAGTTAAGCCTGTAGAAAAATTTACAAATTCTTCTCGGTAGAGTTTTAAAATTTTACCAAAAGATTCATAAAAGATGGAATCAAACTTTTTATCAATGAACTGTGCATAACATTTTCGAGCCGAACTTGTTATTCCGCCATGTATAGTGGCACGTTTAAAATCATAATTATCCTCCTTAATTACCCTCTCGCATACTTCAGGATCTAGTATGTTTTCATAGCATTTTATATAATCTTGAATAAGTATCATTTAAAGCTTTTCTTGCGCCAGAACATTTTTTTATACCTATCCATAAATTCGCTATTTAACAGGTTTATAGTGGCTGAGTGTTTTTTTTCAAAATAAAACTTTGACGACATTTTCCATGATTCCCTTTTAAAGGGAATAATCTGAACCATAGGATCTCCTTTTTTGATGAGAAACTGCTTATCCCGTTTAAGAAGAATGAAAGGAAAATTAATGGTGTTGATATAATTATCCGTGTCCACCACCCCGTTGATAAGAAGAAATCGGTCTTCTCCAAACCTATTCATAGGTTGCGTGAATAAGCAACTGTATCCAGGAGGAGTTGTGATGAGCCATTTATTAATAAATTTACCGGCGTATTCTCCAGTTTTATGATGCCATTCTTTGGGTACTTGAGCTTTGTCGTGATAGCCAATATCATTCTTTTCCTTGTTTGCAGGAGTGACCGAAAATTCTTTTTCCGTGGGATCAATTATATAGTCTTGATCGAAAGGTATAATATATCCAGACCCCATTGCGTCAAGAAAAGGCATACACGTTTTAATTGTTGGCGCGTGTAAATTACCATCCTTGTGTCTTTCTAGTTTTTTATATTCTTCAGGCATAAAATGATTAGCTGGTTTTGGATGAGGCCATATTTTTCTCATATCTTTATCAATTGGACAGAATTTAATTTCTTTATCAAAAAATATTGTCATCAGATACCTTCTGCCGAAAATTTATCAAACATCCTGAAATTCATAGCAACTGTTATTCTTTCTGCTTCGCTCCTATTAGGAGTGACTTCATGTATGATGGCGCCTGACAGTATTATTATGGACCCTTCTTCAGTATTTATATCAAGAGTCCTAAAATTTTCAAGAAGTCCGCTATTATAAGTTGTTCCTAAAGGATTATGAACTCGAAAAACAGCTTCACTGTCTTGAGGAGAATTCATAAAATAAACCACACTCCAGCAATCATTACCATGGCGGTGGGGTTGAGCGAAATCACCTTTTTTATATTTATTTATCCAGCAGTCGATTGTATCTATCTCAGAGGTGTTGTGTATTTTTTCCTCTTTAATGATTTGAGCAAGAAAGGGTTTTATCTCCTGGCATAATTCATTGAAGATAGGAAAATACGTGTGAAGATGCCAGTTACTTTTCCAAGCGTAAACATTTGTTTGTTCCGTTGATTTCAAAAAAGTTCCTTTTTCATTTAAACGAAAATTAGGATCAGTTTTATCCAAAATAATAATTTGATTTATTAAACGTTTATACTCTTTATGACGAGGAAGAGAAAAAGACCAACATTTTTGAGAAAATAAATGATGCTTAGTCATCAGATATCACCTTCCCTTTAAAATTGTTATTAATTATGAAATTTATAGGCATTGAACGTCTTATGGAATTTGGATCCTTTGTTTTGAAGGGATAGACGCCATGCATGTGATCCGCTGCAAAAATATAAAAATCACCCACCTTTGGAAGGACAGCCTCTGATGATATAGCATCTGGAGAGACAAAGACTATTTTGCCATCCCTGAATTTATGTGGCTCCGTCACATCATTTATGAATTCAGGAATTTTTAAATAAAGATTGGCGGAATAACCAATATTTTCATTGTGAGTGTGAACAGGATTATATTCCCCTGGTTTCATATCATTTACCCAAACAGAAAGTATGTCGAGATTATGAGGTCCAGGTTTGCATAAACCGTATTCAATTGATGTATCAATAAAATCACTCATGCATTGTGTTATTTTTTTAAATATTTTAGAACTCTGAAGTATGGGTAATATATTCAATTCGGAATCAAGTCTTCCTGCCAGATTTTTACCATAAGAAGTTAGTAAATTTGTATTTTTCAAGGCGTCTTCATATTTTTGATTTATATCATCAATGAGGTCTTGTTCAATTTTATATTTACAAACAATTCTGCCGAATACAAACATCCTCTCATATATTCTTTTCTTTTTTTTCTTGTTCATAGTTCTTTCTCTGTCTTTTTTAATGTTTTGAGATATTGATTAGGATGCAGTTGCCTGCTCATCTTCTTTTGGCTCTCCTCATGTTTTTTAAGAGATCTTTCTTTAAATTTGTTGCCCACCTTATAAGGGACGCGTTCCTCCTTGGGTACAGGTATCAGCATCACTAGCGGTGTGCCAGCCTTGATGTGCACTTTATCCTTTTTTAATATTAAATTTATATTGATCTGTTGAATCCATGAACTCGCCACGGGTATCACCCCCATGGGGCAGCTGAAGTCCTCATTGTAATGATAAAACAACGGCACTTGCAGAAGATCGTGAGTGGAACTCTCCGCGTACCAGACGTTGTTAAACTTGAATATGGCCTGATTGCTATCCTTGGCCACTGGTGGCAGCCAGTCAACCATCATATAGTCGGGAAACAGGGTCGTGGGCGTTTGGACGGGTTCCTTGCCCGCATCGCGATTCATTCCAGGCTGTTGAGTCCATAGCTGATCCTTCTTCTGGTCTTTTTCTATCCAAGTGTCCGTCCACATAGGGACTATGAAGGCGCGCTTAAAAAGATTTCGAATACCAAAACAATTCTTTATGGTGGAAGTGGTTGCCTTGACATAACTTTCCTGAAATTTATCCTCTGGATCATATGGGCCGTGACCAGGCATACATTTAATCCAAACAGGTAGATGTTTGTCAGCTTTAGTGATGGGATGATCCTGTTCAATCCAATCAAGCGTTGAAAAAAATCTAATCATCCTGCTTCATAATTCTTGCTGTTCCATATCACATTTCCTTTGTCAAGAGAACTATTATCACGATTTGACATTAATCATCTTGATTTAAATCAATGATGTGTTTAAATTGGTTCTCACCCAAAAATTTAAATCAGGAGAATAAAATGGAAAATCAAGAGGTATTGAAGGCTATAGCTGTCCTTGCCGATAAGACAGGACGGTATCACGAACGATTAATGGCGGTTGAGAGAGAAAATCTAAGACTAGAGAAAGAATTAAAAGATCACAAGAATGGATGCGGGTGTGAGAATTCTTCTGAAAGTAAGGACATGAGTTTTAGTGTGAGTGGTAATGAAGCTGAAGCTGAATGTGAGACTTGTAGCGCCTAATCTTTAGGAACTTCCCCTACCATATCCGCCAGTGATGGCGCAAAGATTCTGACATCTCGTCTGATGTGTTCTTGTTTCGTTGCTGTGGCAGGATTATCAACATCGGTTTTCATTGCATCTTCCGAATCATATTCCTCCCCCGTTACGGTATTGATAAGAGTGGTTTCACTTTTACATTTATAGCGTGGGATTCTTCGCCCGTCCGATGTGTTAATATGTCCTAGAAGTTCTGCTGGTTCTATTATTTTAGCCATCTAATTTAATTTCCTTTGTATTTCAGCATTAAAACTTAACATAATTCTATCCTCTTTTGAATTGTTAATTTCCACCTCGTGATTAAGCCATGATGGAAAAATAAGCAAGTCATTAACTTTTGGCTGCCATCCCACGCGAGGGGCTAAATGAATGGATTGATCCTCCTTCATAGGAGGAGCAATAACTTCAGATTGGGGATGAGGATTATGAAAAGTCAATTTTCCGCTGTCCTTTGGAACTTGCAGATAAAAAGCTCCTGAGAGATAATTATGGGGATGGGAGTGCAGTTTATTATAGGTTCCGGGCCCATTGACCATGGCCCACATACCAGTAAGTTGGGGTTCACAGTGATCCTCCACGCCTAAATGATCCAATGCCTCTATGCAGTAGTGAATGATATCCCTTTTAATGCCACCGAAACGCATGTCCTCGTGAAGATCATCACGGCTATGCCATCCTCCTTGATTGGTCTTTTGAATTCCTTTTGAATCTTCTTCTTGAACATCTCGGATGGATTTAATTAAATCTCCATAATCACCATTGGTGAAATTTACCGCGAACACAGGAGTAATGAACAAGGAATGAAGTTCGATTAGAGTGCTCCTTTTGTTGTTTCTAAAAAACTCATTGTGATGTGAATTTCATTGGCGGCGTTCGCTGTTATTTTAATCAAGTCTGATTCCTCTAGAACCAGAGGCTGTAATAAAACTTCATAGGTCGTGTCGGTAGCAATAGTTTTGTCATTGGTAATTTTATAGGTCGCCGAAGCACTGCTGTCAGTCCATTCTATGGTATACTCGGTGGTGTTCGCCGAATCATTACAGATGATGATTGATTTAATTACGGCCGTGGTTGGAAAAACAGGAGGTAATGCCCCTGGTGCTGCCGTTGGAACAGTGTAAATTGTTGTTGGATCTGTTGTACTTAAATCAACACCGACGTTTTTAAAGGTATCAGCCAAGGAACCAGCTCCTTCCGCTACTTTGTTCTTCTATGTCTTGAGCGTAGGAAGTATTAAGCAGGAAAATGAGTTGTTCAAGAAGACGAATCATTTGATCAAACTGACCACTTTCATAGTCGGGTGTCGCGTTAGGTAAACGTGTGATTGTAATTTTAGCCATTTTTTAATACCTTCCAAATCCTCCAGGATATCCGAATAATCCTCCCAATCCCCCTAGCATGGAATAGGGATTATAACCATAGGAAGATGTATGTCCAGGTGGACGGGATTGCTGCATTGGGGATTGTTTATTTAAGCCGGCAATTCCTTCTTCTATCTTACCCAAGCGGTCACTAATGTTTCCAAACTGCTCTCCAAATCCACCCATCTTTTCACCGAGGCCTCCCAAAGTGGATTCAAATCCACCCATTCTTTCTCCAAGTCCCCCAAGTTGTTCACCGTATCCGCCAAGCTGTTCACCGAAACCTCCTATTTGTTCACCATATCCCCCTAGTGTTTCTCCGTATCCTCCTAATTGCTCTTCAAAACCTGTTATCTGCTCTCCCATTCCTTTAATTCCCCACGGATCCAGTTGCTGTTGAATTGGTGGCTGTTGGTAAGGGTGTTGAGGTCGTGGTTGGTACGGCCATTGTCCTGGTCTTCCTCCAAATGGTGGTAATTGAGTGGAAGGGTTTTGTGGCCACCCTCCTTGTGGTGGTTGCATTCTTATTTGTCCACCTCCTAATCCAGCTAATCCAGCTCCTAATCCACCTCCTAATTGATTAAGGAAAGACTTTCTTCTATCTAAATCACTTGCATCGTATTGTGTCATTATCTTCTTCCGTCCGGTCTAAGCTGCAGTTTCATAGAACCCAGTCTCCAGTTCGTGTCATCCACAGTATCGGATACGAAAGCAAGGTTCACGGACCTTCCCCTTCCCCGTATGTCAATTTTCTGCGTTGAAGACGTGACGTTTCCTGTTGTTGTCACATTAGCTGCTGACTGTGGATACTGTTCCAAAGTCAATGTAACAGCAACATTATTTGTTAGATTAGTGAAGTCAGGAACGAATTTACTGACGGACATTAATTGATCTCCCGAGGCGATTTCAATGGATCCTGAAGTCAGGCTCGCGCTGATCGCCGTGCCGTCAGCTTGATTGTTTCCTTTCTCGTGTTCGTAGACATAAGAGGCTCCCGCCGTCAGGCCTAGAATGGTCGCGGAATTAGCCGTTAAAGTCGTGCTATATTGAGTGGCGATAGGCTGTTCATATATCTCTGCCGCAAGCCAACTCGTACGGTCAAGGCTGATGGTATACCATGTACCTTCTAAATAATTAAATACAACTCCTCTGTCAATTTGCGTAGCACTAGCTGTAGCGTAATACCAAATAATTTCATTGAACTCGGTGTTGAGTCCGCATGCAATGTCGTTTCTATTAGTGAAACTAAGGTCATCAAATACAAAGTCCTGTACGGAACAAGGCATTTTTTTAACCACACCGTCATACATGTAAAAGGAATTCTCTCCCATCCAATAGGCTTTACCATTTACATCTATGGCTGCGTGTTGTGCGATGAGTCCGCAGTTAGCTCCTAATTGACGCTGTCCGAAAGTATAAGGCGTTCCAACAAACTGAACACCGTGCAGGGATTTATCCGTCCATACAAGTATTTGTCCTGTTGATTTAACCGCTCCTATGATACGTGATCCATCCGCAATTCTAAGAGATCCTGCTTCATTCGTCGCTACAGGAGTCCAATCCGTTAGATCTTCCCTGTCCGACCATCTAAAGAATAAGTCATCCTGCGTGGCTGTGTCTGCAATCGTTGTCTCTGTCCCTAAACAAAACAAATGTCTTGTATCAGCGGACACTAAACTGAACCGTGACGCCGTAGGAGCGTTTGTAACGATCGCTGCTCTGTTAGAGACACCGCCTGAAAGGTCCCATTTATAAGTTCCCCCGTTAATGACCGTTGCGATCAAGTCTTCCCCGAAGTTATCAAGTGACCAGTTTCTTGCGTAAATCACCACACTTGATGATGAACGAGCTGTTCCCCACGTACTAGATCCCCATGTGGACGTACCCCATCCATATCCAAAGGTGGAAGTTGTCTCTCCAATAGAGATCTGATAGTTAGCGTTTCCTGTTCCTCCCCCGCCTGACGTGGATCCTGACGCCGTACTCGTATGAGTGACGGTATAGTTATTTGAATCCGTGATGGTGGTGATTTCAAACTCATTGTTCATATCCAAGCCGTCAATGGCGGAGAATGAATCAAAAGTCACAAAATCCCCTTGTTCGGCATCGTGCGATGAATCCAATACGGAAACAGTCGTCGTGGCATTAGTCGTAAAAGGATTAGTAAGGGAGTCTGGTCCAGATCGTATGGGGGTAATGTCATTGAACACTCCTCCCGTAAAAACATACAGTTTCCTATCAGTTCCCAAGGCAAGATGCCTTGTTCCATCCAGGCTAAGCCACGCGTGCGTATCGCGAACCACCCCCACGACTGTTGTATTAGGATTAGGAAGATAGTCCCATCCGTTCCATCTCTCTGGTTTTCCGTAATGAAAACGTACAAAATCAGAGTCGATATAGCGTCGGTCATCACCGGCCGCATAAGGAGAATCCTGTTTATCTATTCCTGGTTGAAATTTTAAATCGGTTAATTGCATGGCCCCACATAATAAATTACTTCTTCTCTGGAGGCAAGAATTGAGTACCTATATTTCCTCTGAAAGAATAGGTTCCATAGTGCGTCACGCCGCTAAATACATCAGCATAAACGGTGCCACCAATTTTCTGCCATAGTCTACAGAAAGCGTAGTCTTCTGACAAGTATCTTTTGGAATCCGGATCAATCATCGTGTCAAAAAAAGCATAGTTCCAATCGGAGGTTTCATGATATTTAAACTTATCCTCATGGGGCTGCCCTAAATGCTGATCATTCGTGAACTTGAGATGAGGATAGGCCACTTTCATTTTATTGAACACGTTTCGTTTAATGAGCATAAATCCAGTTGCCGCATCCATCACTTCAATAAATCCCTTTCTCATTTCAATATGGTCGGGATTTTTTACATTAAGATTATATTCTAAAGAAAAAGCGTGGAGTTCATCGGGAGTAATGTCAGGTTTTTCTTGAGCTTTCTTTTTTACTTTGCGCCAATCAATTGCTTTACGAGGGTAGATGGCAGCCACTACTTCTTCATCTAGATCCAACATGCGCATAACAGTTTTATACTCAAAGCCAATATCCGCATCTATAAATAAGAGATGAGTATACTTATTTTTATCATCCATAAATAATTGGACTAATGTATTGCGAGCCCTGGTTACCAATGATTCATTTCCAATAGTGGCGAACTGCAATCCTATGCCTTGTCTTATGCATTCATTCATTAAAGCCAAGCAGCCTTCAAAATAATTAACACTGAGCATTCCTCCGTAACACGGGGTAGCGATAAATAGTTTAATTTTAGGAGTTTTTTTGACCATAACTAACTGTTAAATATTCAATATGAGTTACCCATCCTTTAGGGATGGCAATGGCGCCACCACCCATGATGTCATTCTTATCTTTACTATCTTTGCTGTAGGAACGCATAATAATTACTTTTTCAGGGTTATTAACAACCATCCATCCCACCTCTTGGCACACGGCCAACGGCGAATGAAGGATCTCTTTAATATCAATCCATCCGGTTTCCGTATCACGAGCATCCGTCCACGTCACACGGACCATCGGGACATTCTTAATATCAATCACTTCTTTTTCTGATTATAGAATTCTTTATTACGCAGTGTTTCAGCGTTTCCACCTTTGGCGCCTGGCTTCTTAACAAGTTCAAGATTGAAAGAAACCGATCGTCTTTCCTGTCCCTTAGTCCTAAAAGGATAGACGCCGTGTGACAGCCAATTAGGAAATAAAAATATATCACCCACTTTAGGAGTATATTGTAGCTTATGGCCGCTGAACGTCGCCGCTTGACCGTGAAAAAAAACTATGTCACCTACTGTTGGATAATGATCCTCTTCCTTGTATTCATGTTCCAGTCCAGGTGGAATGCGTAAATAAATGACTCCTGATAATTGTCCTTCGTGAATATGAAAAGGATTAAAGTCTCCCGCCCACTGGCTCACCATCCACATTGATTGAATAACGAGTTTGCCAACGAACGTAGGACTGATGGTTTCATTTGCCGGAGGAATGGAGATGTAAGCTTTCACCATTTCTCCTAGGTAATCAACCATAGGTTTAAATTCTTTGGTACTCATCCACGATGGAGGAAAGCGCACTTCTTTTTGAACATTACCCGCTAGATTTTGCGCGTGATTGAATTCTTTGGAAAGTTGTTCGCTTCCAAGCATTTTTGATGCCTTCTTATCCAATAAATGAATAAGATCTATGGGAACTGCTCCTCTTATGACTGTTGGACCGAACGGTCTAATGGCTTCAAATTTATGCTTAAAGGTCTCTACTGATTCTGTCTTAACTTTCTTCGCCATTATTCTATTGTCATATACCAAGAATTTGCATATAAATATAGATTAAAATAGGCCTACATTCTACAAGGCTCGCCTTCTTGCATTAAATAACAATCATGAATTGCAGAAGGAGACATGCTTAAGAAAATATTCAAGATGGCTAAAAAGGCCGCACCTGTAATTGGTGCCGGACTAGGATTTTTATACGGCGGTCCTATGCTTGGGTCAGCCATTGGTGGTGGACTCGGGAGTCTTATTGCGGGCAAAAGCCCTAAGGAAGCCCTGAAGTTTGCCGCGATGTCTGGACTCATAGGAGGAGGACTCAGTAAATTTGGAGGAATGCAAGGCGGTCAAGGACTAAGTGGCCTATTCAATAAAGGAGCAATGCAAGCTGGTGCCGGTGTGGGACCTAGAGAATTCGCTGCTCAAACAATGCAAAAAGGTGGCGTTAGAGGCTTGGGAGGAGGATCTTTAGGAAAACAAGGTATGCTTTCAAAAGGACTTGGATGGATTAAAGCTAATCCACTTAAATCCGCATTAGGAGCCCTATTAGGAGCAGGAGCTATTGGCGGGGAAGAAGAAGAAACAATTGAGGCTAAACCAGTTTACGGAACACAAAATCCATTCAGAGATTTAGGTTCGGCTTCGATTGATCCAAACCAATTAATTCCTTTCTCCCAATACGGACCAAACTTTGCTAACGGAGGAATTATTACTTTAGCCGACGGAGGAGATTTCCCACGGCGCACAGGAAAGATAAGAGGCCCGGGAACCGAGACAAGCGATGAAGTTCCGGCGATGCTCAGCGACGGGGAATTCGTGGTGAACGCCAATACCGTGAGAGGATTAGGATCAAAGCTAGGAGGACGAGGAAGAGAAGATGAAAGAGAACGAGGATCTAAATATTTATATGACATGCAAGACAGATATGGGACAGCATAATGGTTGATGTTTATGAAAGCAGGACTCGGCAGCCCGAGTACATAGAAAAAAGAGCGGAGCAGTTATTAGCTTCGGTTTATGGTGATCCGTCCGCCGAACAAAAGGCGGGAGAGAGCGCTGAGGATTTTGAATTACGGAAATTCGGGCGCGCGGGAGTTTCCCAGCCTATTCCGGCATTTCAATTCGCGGGCTTCACACCCGAGCAAAAGCAAGCATTTCAATTAGCTTCAAGTGGAATTGGAGGCTACGCCCCCTACCTACAGCAAGCGCAGACTTCAGCAGGTTTAGGAGGAGCTTCTTTAGCGGGAGCCATTCCTCAGATTATGGGAGCGACGCAAGGGTTCACGCCAACTGCGGCGACGATGCAGCAATGGATGGATCCCTACCAACAACAAGTTACCCAGGAAGCACTAAAAGAATACGACGTTCAAGCCCAGATGGCCAAATCAGGATTAGCAAGCGCCGCACAAAAAGCGGGAGCATTTGGAGGCTCACGGTTTGGGGTTCAAGAAGCGGAACTAGGAAAAAATTTACAGGACATTAAATCACGCCGAGTCTTTGAAGACTTATCGCGCAACTATCAGCAAGCACAACGTGCGGCAATGGGAGCACAGGAAGCGCAACAGAGAAGACAGCTACAAGCAGGCGCACAAATGGGCGGCATTGGACAGCAGTTCGGACAGCTTGGAAAAATGCAGGCGGGACTTGGCGCGTTAGGCACTCAACTCGGACAAGCGGACATTCAACAGTTACTAGGCGTCGGTGGCATGCAACAGCAACTCGGACAAGGCATGCTCGAAGCGCAAAGGCAACAGCAACTAATGGCTCAACGTGAACCATACACTAGACTAGGATTTGCAAGTGACATCCTTCGGGGTGCTCCAAGCGGACAGATCAGTTACACTCAACAGCCACAAACCAATCCATATGCGCAGGCGCTTGGCCTAGGCATAGCTGGTCTCGGGGCAATGGGTCAATATGGGCAGGCTTTCCCTAACAGTGGAGCAAGCAATTTCATGGGTAACATATTCGGATGATGAGAAGGAGAGTCTTAGACAGGCCGATGTTCGCTCGCATGCGAGACGGCACCATCAAGCCGGTGGAATACCATTGGGTTGGAGCCGCTATTGGAGTTGGAGCCAGAGCCTTACCTTGGGCAGTAAAAGGAGGTAAAGCACTGGGGAAAGGTTTAGGATATTTAAAACCTTGGCAGTGGGGCAAAGGTGCTAAAGAATCAGGAGCACAAATTATTAAATCAGGAAAATATGCCGGACAAAAATTTAAGGACATATATCCACATCTTTGGAAAAAAGGTAATATGCCTAAGTTTAACATAACAAGTACAAGTATACCGAACATCGCCTTGCAAACAGGAGCAACCGCATTACCATTTGTTCCTGGTGTTTATGAGTCACTAACAGGTGAAGAAGAAATTACAGAGGGTAAACCAGATGATAAATGGAAAGACGAACAAAAGAAAAGAGATACGGAAGATGAACAACGAGGAGTGCCAAAAGATGATAAAAAAGATGTAAAGAATTTTGAAGACATGCTTTCCAAGGGTGATTTAGATACTATGATTAAAGATAGGATTAGTATCTTTGAAGAGTATCTAGGAAAGGATGTTGATAAAAGAAAAAAAAGTGCCGGCTATAATGCCATGATTGAATTTGGTTTAAACTTGGCTAGCGCAAGAGGAGGAAATTTAGTTGATAAAATTTCTCGTTCCGCAAAAGATCCTATGGCAAGGTTTGCTTCTGTAGGAGAAAAGATATTAGACCGTGCAGAAAAAATTAAGATGGCTGGCGTAGAAGCCGGCATATCCGCTCAAGAGAAAAAATTAGATCGTGATGTGGACAAAGAAGCATTGGCAAATGAACTTAAAGTACAGGAAATGAAAAATGCCGCAACGAAAATGGACCGCCAGGAATTCATGCTCAAGTACAGCGGAGAGCTTTTAACGAATGATGAGGCTTTACGAGAACTGATGAAACCTTATATGACCATAGATCCAAAAACACAACAGCCTGTATTACCGGAAGGAATGAGACCTCAAGACATTATTAAAGGTGTCTTAGACGGTATTTGGGAATCTTCCAAACCTCAAATAATCACGGAAGAATTAATTGTTATGGCACAAAATACGCCTGAAAATGAAGGAATGAGCAGGGACGCAATCATTCAAGGATATATTGATGAAGGATACTCATTACCACAAGGAGGGTAAGCAATGGTTCAATTCACTTTACCACCCGGATTAAACCCAGTGGTAGAAAAAGATCCTAAAAAATCTTTTACTTTACCATCAGGATTACAAAAGAATAAGGAATTCGAATTCAAATTTGATTCCACTTCTGCTACTCCCAAAGAAGATAAAGATGAAAAAGGAATATTTTCTAAGTACATAGGAACACCTGTTTCAGCTGCTGTTTTCGGAGTGGCGGCAGGAGCAGAAAGAATGGCAGAGGGAGCGGTTACTCTTGGAACTATCATGGCCGATCTCGGTTTAGGAACAGACCTCACGGCAAAAGTGCAAAAGGCTTTTGATGAAAGCGACATACTTAACTACATTGAAGATAAGGCGGATAACAGTTGGACAGGAATTGTTACAAGCGCCTTAACGCAATTTGGTGTCCCTGGCGTTGCAGCTATAAAAGTGGCTAATGGTTTAATTAAAGCAAAAAAAGCAGGGTCTTTAGTAAGTCGTCGTCCTTGGCTGACAAAATCCATATTAGCAGGCGGTTCAGAAATGGTCGCGGCTACCGAAGATATGGGGACTTTTGGTGATCTTTTAGGAATGGGCTATACCCAGACAGAAGATCCTACAGGAAAAGAAGGAAGAAGTGACGCCTTTAGAAGACTAAAAAATAAATTTAAATTTGGAACAGAAGGGGCCCTTGGTTTTACACTGCTAGATAATGTAGTCTTTCCCATCGGAAAAAGAGTTTTAAAGAACACCCTTCCCGGATTAAGAGGTATCACTAAGGATCTTACAACTGGAACTCAAAAAATGAGGCGAATAGAAGTAGGTGAAGGACCAGGTCGTCCAATGAAAGTTATAGAAGAAGATGTAGTGACCGAAGGTTTTCAATTCAATAAAAATAACATTCTGCGTTGGTTGGATAAAAATATTTTAGCACCCTTCCGTCCACGTGGTAATCTTCCTAAGAAAGTATTTGAAGCTAACCGAGATAAAATCAATGCCCTTCGTTCCATTACAGAAAAAGTAAGGGCTGAAACTTTAGAATTAGATAAAGCGGTACAACAAGTTGTTGATCCCAAAGTAGGGGGATGGGCTAATCAATTAGATAAATTAGGTGCTCGTCGACGAGAAAGATTAATGGAAAAGATTTATGACTATCTTACTAGTGGAAAAATGAAACCTCAAATTGATGTTAAAACAGGAAAAACTATTCCTTTAACCATCGAGGACCTTAAAGTAGGCGCTAAGTTGCACGATATTCCAGAATCACTTCTTCCTTATATTAGACAGATCAGAGACTCCATTGATGAAATGAGCACGTCATTAAAAGAAATGCCTGAAATTGGATTTGCAAAGGGAAAAGAATTTCAAGATGTTGTAGCGGCAAACATTGGAGAATACTTAACTCGTAGCTATAAATTACACGGTACCCAAGCGGAGAAAGGACAATGGCTTAATTTTCTAAAGAACAGTCCCAAGGGACAGGAAATTATGCAACGAGCACGCGATCATATTAAAACATTGCCTGATTTTAAAAATGCAACAGATGATATAGTTGAAACAGAACTAGAGGGAATATTAGCGACCACTAAGGAAGAGCAACTAGGCGGGGCTTTTGTTAAAGTAAAACAGGTGGATAATGCAGTTGAAAAAATGAGACAAAAGATTGCTCCTCCTATAAGAGAATTACTAGGGGAAGTAAAAGATCCTATTTCTCAATACTATAAAGCTGCGGCTAAAATTAATACTTACATTCAGGATAAAAAGTTTTTCGATAAGATTAAAGATGAGGGATTAAATAAATATTTCTTCGAGGAAATTCCAGCCATTAAAGGAAGGGGAATGGGTACGAGTCCCTTGGCGAAAGGAGAAGGGGGTTTAGAATTTGGAACCCGTATAAATTCTGATGGTCCGTTAAATGGATTTTATACGACTGATGACATCGCTGCATCCTTAAACAAAATTAGCGATTCAAAAATTAATGCGGATAACTTATCAGGGATGTATCAAAAATTATTCCTTACTCCCAAAGCTGTAATTCAAGAATCAAAAACAACTTTATCGCCCATTACTCACGCACGTAACTTACTGAGTGCCTTATCTTTTACCGGGATCAATGGAAACTTTTTTAGATCCCCATCTGCGGTACTTCGAGATTTTAATGAAGCGCGTAAAATTCTAACTTCTGTTTCTAAGAGCCAATTGGAAACGCAAATGGGCAGGAGTATTTTTAAAGACACTGACTATGCAAAATTCTCTGATCAATACAGACGTATGCAAGAACTAGGTGTCATTAATACAAGTGCAAGATTGGGAGATTTAGAAAAAAGTATGGCCGAAATAAGCTCGGGCTTGCAGCAATTAAATGATCAAGGAAGATTTTATACACTACTTAAAGGATGGGGTGATAAAACAGGAGTTAACAAACTGCGTAATATTGCCCGACTAGCCTATCAAACAGAGGATGATATCTACAAAATACAGAATTTTATTTCAGAGAAAAGTAAATATAGAACAGCTTTAGGAGGAAAACCTATATCAAAAGAAATACAGAAGATGGCAGATGATTTTGGAATTGGAGATTTAAACATAAAGAGAAATTTTGATGAGTTTATAGAAAGAAAAGCAGCCGATACTGTTAAGAATAATATCCCTAACTACGATATGATAGGAAGTTTTGGGCAGACGCTACGGAAACTTCCTATCGGTAACTTCGTATCCTTTCCGCTAGAAGTAATGCGCACAGGAATTAACACTCTTCGTCAAGGATTAAAAGAGGTACGCACCCCAGGATTAAAAGGTATGGGCATTCAACGATTAGGAGGATTTTTTACTTTTGGCGTGGCTTTAGGAAAAGGATTAGAAGAAGGAGCACAACTGGCAGCAGGCGTATCCAATGAAACATTAAATGCTTTAAAAGAATACCTTCCTGATTGGTCTAAAAATTCAACACTCATTCCCATTAAGCAGAATGGTCAAATTCATTATATAGATTTTTCCCACACGAATGCCTATGATGTATTAACAAGACCTCTTAATGCTGCAATGAATGCGTTTGGAAGATCCCAGGAAAGTGATGAAGCCATTGATCAAAGTTTTTTTGAAGCGACGAGAGAAGCGGTAATGGAGTTCACAGCACCCTTTGTGGAAGAATCAATTGCTACTCAATTGTTTGCGGACATATTTATGCGAGGCGGGGAAAGTTCGACGGGAAGACGTATATGGAATCCGGAAGATGATCTAGGAACAAAAATGGTAAACACAGCGGCCGAGATATTTAGAACCGCGTCTCCTGGTTCCTTAAAACAATTTGAAAGAGTATTTTTATCAGGAGCAGGAAATTTAGACCAATACAATAGGGGATATAAATTTTTAAATGAAGCGACAGGATTGCTTGGATTTAGAATTCAAGATCCATTTATCGAGCAAGGATTAAATTTTAAAATTGCAGATAATAAAAGGGCCATAGATAATTCGAAGAAGCTATTTACTAAAGTAGCCTATAGTCCTGCTTCTACGCCTGAAGAAATTGTGGCGGCTTATCAAAAAGCAAACGACGCTAAATTTAGAAATGATCAGATACTTTATAAACGGGTTAGAGCTGCCCAACAATTAGGTATGAATTATTGGCAAATAGAGGATACCTTAAGAGATAGATACTCTAAGAAAGAAGTAAGAAGAATTTTAGACAACCAGTTTCAACCCATTAAACTATCTGATTTTGCTAAAGAGAAAATTTCTCAGAATGCAAGAGAAAGAGGTCTTGTTGATCCACTTGCTTTAATAGAATTTCAAACGGACAGATTGTTTGATGGCTTAGAAGGACGACTCCTATTTGAAGATGCAGGTAATTTATTTAAAGAAAGCGTTAATATACTAGAGGACCGTACACCTAATATAACTTCACCGGCATACATACCCGGTGGAATAACTCCAACCCAACCCCTCGCCCTTTCTCCTCCACCTGTTAACGTAGGATCAGGTTTTGTCCTTCCTAAAGGAATAGGCGCAGGCACCTTGGATCAAGCAGCAAAAGCGGCACTTGTAAAACCGGGAGATATAGATATAACTGAAGCTATAGTTCAGAGGAGAACATAATGGCTAGAATGAGAAGAACGAAACGATCAGATAGACAAAAAGCAAGCAAGAAGAATGTAGACCGTTTTGCTACTAGTAGAAAAACTAAATCTGCGGAAAGAGACGCCCGTATTAATACTGGTGGTACGAGCACCGGCCGTGAAAAAGGAATCAGGGCTTCCCAAAAAGTCAATAAGATTAAATCCCTTGAACAAAGTGTCGGCAGTCTTGACAGAAGAATCAATAAGGCCATAGAAAGCGGTAATCTAGATCAAGCGAAAGATCTCCGTTCCAGGCAGAATAAATTCACTACCAAGCTAGGGCTCGAACGCGCCATAGAAAGCGGTGGCGTGATGAGAAACAAAGAGGGAAAAATTCTTCGTTCTTCCAGAACAGGACAGCCTTTAATGAATACTAAAGGAAGAAATATATTTGATCAGACAAAGGACATGGACTTCATTGATCCAACCAGACGGATTCAGAATGTTGGAGGAAAGGCCTACGGTAAAATGTATCCGATCTCCAATGTCCTACAAGAAGGGCCTTTGGTATACCGAGGACTAAAAAGTTTATTTAATAAGGGAAAGAAAAGAGATATTCCCTATACCGATCCAATGATGCCGGGGGAACGCTATCCATTGGACAAAGGTTTTGGTGCTTATGAAGATGAAGAAGTCATCAAGGATACAACAGAAGATTTTTATGGAGGACGAAGCCCCTTGGATGAGGAGTCATCGTTGGATGACATCATTAAACGGTACACGCCCCCTGAAGGAGAAGTACCAACTGATCCTGATTTAGAAGAACAGTGGCCACCTAGTCCATTTGAACCAATTGATCCTAACCAAGAGGTAGTGGATCAATTTGGCTTGAGTACGACGGTACCAAAGGAGGTTATTGTAAAGGATGTCTTAAAGAATTTGACAGAGAACATTGCGACCCAAGAAGGATTAACAATAAAAGACGCTGAAGCCCTAGCTAGGAAGGAACTTTCAGAAACGACATTGACAAAACCTTCTTTCAATCTTGGAGAGTTCACAAAGAAATTTGGAACGAACAACGCGGAGAACGAGGCAAAAACCATTCTTGAATCACTCCCTGCGGAAATTAAAACTAAGATCCCTCCAGAAATAATTCAATCTTCATCGGCGATTGACATTATCAATTCCCTTCCCCCGGAAATTGTTGAAAAGGCCAAAGTGGAAGTACAAGAAAAAGCGATACCAAACATTTACCAGGCGCCAGGAGAAAAAGTTCTCACCATGGAGGACTTGGCAGCCGAAGCGGGAACAGGACCCAATTTAAAAGAAGCTCTTCCCGTTGGGAAAATGGCTACGACTGTCGCGGATATGATTCCTTACTTGGCAACCGGATACTCAGGGCAGCAATGGGGAGATATGCTAGGCGCGGGGATTGACAAGATTGGTGGATGGAATACACAAGACGGCGGTGAATGGTGGAAGGAACAGGAACAAATCAAGGGAAACACAGCTGATCTTCTTAAAAACCAATACAATTTAAATGACGATCAGATAGAGGAACTGTTAGATTTTAAAACAGGATTTACAAACTTCTAATGTTAAGCGTGCGTGACTGGATATGGGTGGCCTGCATTGTAGCGGGTATAGCCTTCACGAACGGGATGCTTTCCTCACGGGTCACAGCCATTGAATCACAGATTAAAGACTTAGATATGCTGCGCATTGACGCACGGCTCTCGGTTATTGAAGAACAGCTTAAACAGATTAATGAGAAAGTAGATACTCTCTTAAACCCCTAGACCGATTTTAAATATATTAGGATATTTCCTATAGAGATACTTAATAGTATCCTTGACTTTATAAGCATAAAAAGGATCAATGGCATAGGTGCGCAAGGCGTCGACCCGAGAGTCAATATCCACCTCTCCACCAATAAACTGTTTGAGGCGTAGCTCTCGCAACTCTTCAAAAAGAGGATGGGAATTGAGCACTGTGATATAATCCGCCACGCTTTCGCATTTTCGCCCATAGGATCTAAGATGAATAGTCGGATCTCCCAGGGCCGTTATGTGAGGCTTTTCGAGATTTGTTTCAATAATACCATAGAAGTTATTGCCCAGTTTAGCAAAGCGTGACTTACCCCAATCGGATTCCAATGCAGCTTGCGCCATACTAATGACAACCACCACACGCTGTTGCGGTGGAATGACTGCATTAAATGCCTGCGTACACTGGACAATGCCTTTAACAAATTCATCCTGAGTATCATATTTAAAATCAAAATTAATGATAACGGTTTGGCATAGCAACAGCAACGTTGCACAAAAACCTGAAATAATATTCATACTTTACAAATTTACACCTTTTGCTCTACAAAGTATAACACGCTTTACCACCCCTAGCTTATGTTTTTATTGATTTTTTGTTAGGGTGTAAATACTGTAAAAATATGAAAGCAAGTATTGAAATACTCTCTGATATGACAAAAAGGGACTTGGAGAGACTTTCTATTCCATCCTTAGTGCACCCAGGTGATGATGGCATGACGATCCCCTTGATAAATGGGAGTAATCGAATGAGGAAAGCATGGATTGCTCGGGAACACGATTGCACTACAGGCCAGCCTAGAGATTACATATTCCCCTCCGAAGAAACTAAAGTTTCCTCCTTCATAGTCGTCGTTAAGAAGTAAGGAACAACTTAAAATTCGTTGCTTATTAAATCGGGAATGATCAATATGTTCTTTGTATTCCTGAGACTCTTCACCCTTGTAGAGAAGATGGTCATATCCACTGTCCTCCATTTTCAGGACATCAAAAAATTTAAATTCCTTAGTGTATGATTCAAAGAGATTCTTAACAATAAAGGAAATTTTCTTCTTGAATTTTGATTCAAGTAGCTTGACGTAACAACGGCGCGCCTCACTAGCGTTGCCTCCTCCCGCAGTCGCGGGAAAGAATTTTAAATCAGGCTGCGTTATGATCTCGTTAGCGAGCTCGGGAGGAATAACGTTACGGTATTCTTTAACATAGTATGGTAGCAACAGCTTTAAATGTTGTACACTAGTCATATTGCTCCTTATAAATTTTATCAAATTGGTCTTTATCTTTACAGTAGTAACAGGAAATATGAGTATAATGCAAATGCTTGGCGACGACCGATCGATGCATTCCACCTACAACTTCATTATTTAAGATGAGAATAGGATGTGTAAGACCGTTTTTTTGTATGTCCAAGCTCAACTCTCGAATTGATCTAGACAGAGGAGTTTTGGTTATAACAGGTTCATCAGATATCAACGCCCTGACCAGATCAAACCATTCTACTCCTTTGAGATTCCTAATAGGGACTATCTTATGGATGGAAGGATAGTCAACTTTCTTTGCTTTCAAGTAGCTCATTGTTTAGTTTTATTTTTTAATTTTTCCACTGCATCTATCTCATGTAAATGATCCCCAAATCTCATTCTATCATCCTCCTCTTCATCGGATAGAATTTGTTTCCTATCATATACAGTTTTATCTTTCACGATCCGTTGCTTATATTTAGGAGTTCGCACTTCTTTAGCAATGGGATTTTGTTTCTTCATATTATAATAGTCAGGGTTCCAAGGCATTTCATTTCTCCTTATCCAAAAATACAAACTCTACGCCTAATCGTTTCTGCTCCTTGCTAAGTTGTCGAGCTATGCGCGTGCCCGGTCTCCACGATACTCTATAACTAGTAGTCTTGACATCGATCTTGCGAACCTCTCCAGTTTTCTCGTCCACTATTACCATATCAATAGGTCCTTTAAGAGATATATTTTTAAAAACATAATATCCTTCCTTTAAAAATTTTATGGCTACCCGAAGCTCATTAACATCCCCTATTTTTTGTGTGTCTCGCCCCATGATGGCCCCATATCTACATCAACTTTTGAAGGAACTTTCAATTCAATAGTGTGTTCCATTATTTCCACAATTCTTTTACA